GATTATATCTATTGTCCATTATAGATGCCCAACAACTCCCTATATACTTAATCACGTATCAATTCCTTTTTCTTGCTCTATCTTTTGAAATTCTTTAGATTCTTCTTTAGTTATGCAAAAAAACTCACTTACTTCTGCACCCTCTATGTGACTATAAGCTTTCTTACCAAACAATACTAAATCGCTAATATTTTCTGTAATGTAGTCAAAACACTCTATTTGAGTTTCAAACAATAATTCTTTATCGTGCTCGTGACTGACGATAAATGTATTACCACCTAAATAGTCTTCAAAGTTTGGAAAGAACATAACAATAATAATTATAAATTTAGCCATAACTTTTACCCTTCACAAGCAAGACACTCATCACCAGAGGCTAAAGACTCCATGTCTAATTCGTTTATGATCTGGCGTTCTATCTTGCGACTAACTTTATCAGCTTTGCCAATTTTTTCTGATCTACAATAATACATAGTTTTTAGACCTTTCTT